GCTACCGGCTTTGATGGGCAACCTCGTCATGGGTAACCTGGTCAATCGCGATTACGAGCCGACGTTGGCTCAGGCGGGCGACACGGTCAATGTGCCGATTCCCCCGACGCTTGTGGCGAACAACCTCGCCGAGGGTGGAACGGTGCAGACGCAGAACCCGAACCTGGGGAATGCGCAGATCGTTCTGAACACGCACGCCGAATCTACGTTCCTGATTCCGGACGTGACCAAGGTGATCGCAGTTCCGGACCTGCTGAAGTTGTACATGCAGCCGGCGGTGGTCGCTCTGGCAGAGAAGATCGAATCCGATCTGCTCGGCCTGTGCTCGCAGTTTACGAGCAATGCTCCGCTGGGTACGGCCGGTACGGCGGTCACGGAAGCACTGATTGATTCCGCCGAAACAGCTCTGTTCCAGGCGAAGGTTCCGGCCAGCGAATCGAAGTACCTGGTGGTAGATGCGAACACCTATTCGGCTCTGCGCCAGATTCCGCGCTTCAGCGAATTCCACAACGCTGGTGAAGCGGGCCTGCGCGCGCTGGTGGATGGCGCGGTCGGCAAGATGAAGGACTTTTACATCTTCCGTTCGCAGTTCGTCAGCAAGACTGGTACTGCTCCGTCGACCACCCACAACCTCGCGTTCGCGAAGAATGCGCTTGGCCTGGTGGTGCGTCGTCTGCCCCAGCCGCTCCCCGGCACGGGCGCCATTTCGGAGTATGCCGAGCTCGGCAATTTCGGGATGCGCGTGACGATGAGCTATCAGCCGAATACGCTGGCTCAGCAGTTCACCGTCGATGTGCTGTATGGCGTCGGCGTATTGCGGAACGGCTTCGGCGTTCAGATTCTGAGCTAGATCTTTCGGGCCACAGATGAACGCAGATAAACGCAGATCGGAAAGCTCTGCATCGGCGTTTCGCTGTGTTTATCTGTGGCCTTTCTTTCCAACTAAGGGAGACGACGGTGGACTTACGAGCCTATTACCAGAAAGTCAAGGATGTCATTAAAAGCATTCCTGACGAGCACGTCATTGTCATCAGCCACGAGACGCCGGACGGAGGCAAGGCGGGAGTTCGAAGTGAAGCGTCGCGGGAACGCGCCGCGCGATTGGTGGTGGACGGAAAAGCGCGGCTGGCAACGGCAGAAGAAGCCGAGCAGTTTCGTGCGGAGGTCGCGGAAGCGCGGGCGCGCGCCGAACAGGCTGCAGCTGCGACCAGGATGCAGGTGACCGTGATCGCAGAACACGAATTGCGCGCTCTGCGAGAACGCTTCCGGGGACCGAAGGGCTGAGGCGCTCATGGCACTCTTCACGGACGGCGTACCGGCCGATATCGCGTACCTGCGGACATATGACAGCGCGATCGATCAGGTGGCAAGCGACGAAGGAATCGACCTCGACGCAAAGCTTGCAATTGCTGCAGAGGAAATCGGCGAAGAAATCTTTTCGTTCTTACTGCTTCAGGGGCCGGCGGACACAAACGGGCCGGGACGCCGGCAGATCGGGTTATCCGATGTCGTGGTGAGCCAGCCGTTACGACGCTGGCACGCGCTGGCGACGCTGGCGGCCTTTTACCGTGACGCCTACAACAGCGAACTCAACGACCGGTACGCCGGCCGGTGGAAGGCTTACACGCAACTTGCCAAAGAGGCGGGCGAGCGTACGTTCGACATCGGAATCGGTATCGTGTCACAGCCAACGCCAAAGGCGAATCCGCCGCAGGTGGTTCAGACATCCGATCCGGTTCTCAGGGCCGATTACTGGCTCCAGGTTACATGGGTCAACGATTCGGGTTCCGAAGGGGCGCCAAGCGATCCTGTTTCGGTTTCGCTGGGGCCCGGCGATTCCGTCAGCATCGACGCTCCGCCCGCGGGCATTCGCGCATGGAACTTATATGCCGGCGCCGACCGTGATGAGGTGCAAGCTCAGACTGCGAGCCCTCTTGATGTGACGGCGTTGTGGGTTATGGCAGACTCGCTCATCGCGGGCGCGGAGCCAGGCAACGGACAACTCGCTGACTACTTTGTCGCCGAGCGGCAGTTCCTTCTGAGAGGCTAGACATGGCCGCAATTGGGACTACAGTTGGACGCTACGTGCTGGACATCCTGTCGGGTTCGTCCGGCGTAGGCAGCGCACTCACGCAGGCGGCCGAGGCAGCGGGAGTCACCATGCCGGCCGTGAACGCCGGTCAGATCATTGCGCAGAACATCGCCGCCGATGTCACGGAGAAATCGGCCGGCGCGAAATATCCGGCAGTACACGTTTATTGCGATCGAGTGACCAACTCGCTTCGAGAGAAATTCCGCCGCTTTTCCGGAACCGTGCGCATGGTCGCGGAAGGGCGGATGTCACAGGACAGGCTGGAGGGATTGGAGCAGCGCTCCCAAACGCTGGCCGATGCGATCACCGACGTACTGGATCAGAGTCGCGGCAATTGGGGCCAAGGGATGTTCTACTCGGGTGGGTACGAGCTTTCATTCACTCCGGTGAAGCATGGCGGCAAGAACTTCATCCAGATCGTAAAGATCAGCTTCGAGGTAGATGTCAGCCAGTAAGACGCGGCAAGGACTTGAGCAATGTCAACCTACATTTCATCGAACGATAACCGGTTCTACGTGGCGCTCGAACAGGACTACGGCTCCGCGCCGCAAATCACGAGCCAGCACCGGATATCCGCAGTGCGCCTGAAGGCAAAGCACCAGCGGGATGCGGCCACGCGCCGCGATAAGACCGGGACCCGCACGTTCCTGGGCGTGCCTACGACCACGCGGCGGAAGACGAGCTTCGACCTGAGCACGTATATGACCGCGTGGGGCGATACGAGTCAGCCGCCGGGGCACGGCGCTCTCTTCCAGGCAGCGCTGGGCCGACCGGCGTTGACCTTTGCGGGCGGAGTAGCGGCGAGCGTCAATGGAACCGGATTATCGTTCATGAGCGCTCACGGGCTGAGCGCCGGCCAGGCGATCACGTCCGGCGGCGAGATGCGATTCGTTACTGGCATCGTGAGCCCGACATCGGTGCAGTTGAACGCGCCGTTTACGATAGCGCCGAGCGCAGGCGCGTCGATCGGCGCAACAGTGACCTACCGCCCCGGACCGTCGCTCACGAGCGCGAGCATTTTCGATTACTGGTCGCCGAATTCCACCGTGCATCGGATTCTGGCAGGCTCGGCGATCGATCAGGTAGCAATCAAGGTCAACGGCGACTTCCACGAGTTCACATTCAGCGGCGCGGCCGCGGACTTGATCGATAGTTCGAGCTTCAGCGCTGGTCAAGCGGGCCTGCAAACATACCCCGCAGAGCCGGCCCTGGCCGGTTTCGATTATTCGATCCTACCGGGGCACCTGGGACAGGCGTGGATTGGCGCAGCGCCGACGCAGTTCTTTACGCTCGTGGACGCATCGCTCGCAATCGATAACAACGTTGATCTGCGCGCGCATGAGTTCGGTTCGCAATTGCCGCGCGCAATCGCGCCTGGAATGCGTGATGTCTCGTTCGACTTCGCGGTATACGCGCAGGATGACGACGCAACGAAGGCGTTGTACCAGGCAGCGCGGCAGACCTCGCCGATGGGAGTGATGATTCAGCTTGGCGAGCAACCGCAACAGCTCTTCGGGATGTTCATGAACAGCGTGATTGCGGACGCGCCGCAATATGACGACAGCGAGACGCGCTTGCAGTGGCGATTTCAGAACTGCCGCGCACAAGGAACGGGCGACGATGAGATTTCTATTGCGTTTGGTTAAACGGCGCCACTATCGCAGCGTCGCGAAATGTGAATCGACGCTCTACCCCGGCGTGACGTTCGCTATCCGCAAAATGTCATTCGGCCGGCGTCTGGAGCTGGCCGAACGCATCCGGGCCCTGGGCGCTGCGCTCGAGTTTCGAGAGGCAGGCGCGGAGCTTCGGGATCGGGTGGAAGCCTCGGTGATTGCGAGCCGCATCGACCGCGCGTACCTCGACTGGGGACTGGTCGATGTTTGGGGTATGGCAATCGATGGCGCGGCCGCGACGGCGGAATCGCTGATCGCCGCTGGCCCGGAAGACCTGACCCGCGAGGTGCTGTCCCGCATCAAGTCCGAGTGCGGGCTGAGCGCTGAAGAAAGAAAAAACTGATCGTCGCCTTCCATTTCCAGTTTTCGAACCAGGCCGCGTGGAAGTGCGAACCGTGCAGAAGACAAGGCCTGGCAGCGCGCCGGCGGTGCGGGTGGTTGGGCGTGACCAATGACCGGCGCATCATTGTATGGGCGCGCGGGGCCGTGACCGCGACATCATGCCCGAAGTCGCTGACCACCGCCGAGATGCTGCGCTGGATCGAGGAGTTCTTTACCTGGCGGGCAAGCGGACGTGGAGACCTGCGGAGATATCCGGCGCGGACCGCGGAAGCGATCCTCGCGCTGGAGCAGGAGATGCATTCATTGGCCGCGAATGAACGCGAATAAACGCAAATGACGACAGCGGCTTCATTCGTACAGGATCGAGGAGATAACAAACAGAATGGCAACGAAGAATGTCACGAGTGAAGTGGCTCGAGTACTGGGATCAGACGGAGCGAGCGGCCTCACCGATGTTTCGAGCCTGCGCGCGCAATTGTCGACAGCCCTTCGGGACAGCCAGGCGGATGCGGCGCCTTCGGTGGCTGCCGGCAGCTCTGCGACGACGAATCTGAACGATGCGGTTCGGCAGAATTCGGACCAGCTTACGCAACTCAAGAGCGTGTTCCAGAGCCAGATCGATTCGATCACCGAAAACACAAACGCGCTGGTTGACAACACGACGTCCAAAGGGCAGAGCGTGGGGTCCGCGCTGGGCGATGCGGCTAAGGGCATCGGTAGCTCGATTCTGGGCGGTCTGTCGCTGAGTCCGATCATCGGAGGACTGATGAAGTTGTTCGGCGG